GGGATTGGATTACCTAGTCGCAATTGATGATGGTATGATTGATGAGATTGATGCAAGCGTCAGGATAGGCGTTTGTAAGTCTGAGGCGATATTCCCCCCTGAAGAAGAGCAGTATGAATCGGCGGAGTATAATCCATTCCAGAGGAGACGTTCGAATGCTGGGATGAATGCTATGTTGGAGGCAGTTCGGCGAGATCATAATATCCTGTATTGCCTTGGCTTTGATTTTATCCTAGAGGGTTCGGCTTCAGTTGCCAATGTATATAAAGATACCGCTAACTATGGGCCGGAGACTCACGCCCACGAGAGTGATAACTTCTACCGAATCAAATACTTTGAGTGGTTTGCTCGGAAATATGATCAGACCACATTCGTCATGGTTATCCCCGATGGTACTGCTACAAAGAAAGTCGACGCTGATAATGTTGTAGGTATGCCGGTGTCGACCTTCCTCCAGAACCTCGAACACTAAATATAAGACGAACCCACCATTAAGGAACCGCACATGTCCATAGAATGGATGATCATCTTCATGGGAACTATTGCTGCTTGCGCATACTTCTCCTATAATGCTGGAGCCGATAGCGCCGTAGAGGATACTGTTGAATCAGTACTCAATACTCTGGCGCAGGCTGACCTCATCGACGTTGACGATGAAGGCAACATTAGCTCTCACAAATCGAAAGATAACTGAAATAAAGCTTTACATTCTTCCTGGACTGTAGTATAATTAACCTTTAGATTGAGGTGATATTATGTCCAGGCGAGCATTGCAAATGTCCAACCGAAAAGCTTTAGCGCAAAGAAGAACTGCTTTCGCGGCGAGCCAAGCCAGAGCTAAAGAACTAGAGAAGCAAAACGAAGGACTCTTCACTCGTAAGAGTTTATCCAAACCCTCCGCATTTAAAGAGCTGACTGCCAACACTGGATACGTCAGAGAGACTCGAGAATACCCATCAAATAACGCTACTGGAGGAAACACAGAGCCTTCTAAGCGGTTCTATGTCAACAGTCCTAACCTAGTCATAGGTCAAGCATACAATAAAGGAAACCTCGTCGTGTTGACGAGAGATGAATCAAACGATCCCCGCACGGGCAAGAGGAGATAAGCATGAGCATGATAGTTGAGTTCAGAAAGTTCAGCCGGCAACTTTGGATGGAAGCTAATCGAGAAAGAAGGGCATATCGTGAAGCTGATATACCATTTGACGATTATCTTGAGGAGTATGAGGATTTCCTTCTGGATGAGTTCCATCGTCATAAGTTTGAGAAATGATCGGTATTGATTAAATAAATGGCTAATCCCTTTACTTCTTTGTTGAATAGGCGTATAATACCCGTATTAACTAAGAATGAGAAGAGAGATGATTATGACTGATTTTAACGCTGCTATTGAGAACCTTGTTACTGCTATCGCTGATGACATGCGCGATTGGACTGCTCGCTCTGAGCATGGAAACATGGAGAGAGCCGAAAAGTTCGCAAGTGAACTTACCTTAAATATTGGCCGCAAGTATGTGAAGATCACTAGCGATGAAGTCAGCGAGTATGATCAGAGTACCAGATCTTCCGTTTGGGGTTTCGTGGTTCGGGAAGACGATAATAAGTTTAAGAAAGGCGATATCCTATTGGCCGCTGGTTATAATCAGCCAGCTCGCAACAAGCCTCGTGGTAATATCTTTGAAGGATATCCTAATATCTCATGGACTGGCCCAGGATACTTATAATGGAAGCGCTGCAAGAAATAACTGACTGGGGCGACAATACTCCCAACCATACTTATGTCCTTAACAAGAATGGTTGGATGGTCGCTTATGTCAAGCAAGGAACTGATGCCTTAATCGAGATGTCTAATCCGATGAAGAAGTTCTCTAAAACTGGTAGAAAATTTAAGAAGGTAATATTATGATGAATGGTAAATTGTGGGATAGTGCTGATTTTGACGTTGAATACAAAACTATGGCAATGTGGGATCAGCTGGGTAAGATTCAAGATTCTGAGTCTGCCCGTGAGGTAGTTAAACCTAGCAAGTTCAAGGCTGTTAACACAGTCACTACTGATGATGGCATACGTATCGCCATAACTCCTAATGAGTGCCAGAGAATCAAAGACGTATTGCTTCAGGTTCGGACACCGGCTCGCGCTAAGATCCTAAAGCAACTTCAAATGTCTAAAGGGTTGACTAACATGCTGAAGCTGATACGATGATGGATTGGGCAGTCGCATTTGGGTGCGCATTCATAATCTATTGTCTTTATTTGGTGATAATTAAAAACTCCAAAGGAGGCGACGATGAGTAGTCGATGGCATGGCGGTAAGGGTTCAAAGAGCCGCACTAAAGACCAGAAAACATATTCTGATAATTGGGATAATATCTTTGGTAAGAAGAACCCTGTAGAGAAACCTGCGGACAATACGCATGACGATGATGAGAAGCCCGTCGGGCATGATCGCGAACCTTGGCAGAGTAGACCATGAATATTTTTGTCTTAAACGAGAGCCCTATCGTATCTGCGCAAGAGCAGTGTGATAAGCACGTGGTGAAAATGATTGTTGAGTCTGCGCAGATGTTGTCTACTGCGCACCGTATGCTTGATGGTGTTCAAGACCGACGCAGGTCCAAGTCTGGCAAGACCATGAGCAAGTACTGGAAGTTGTCCGACGAGCGCGAGGATATCCTGTACAAAGCAGTTCATATGGGCCACCCGTGTACAGTTTGGACTATGGAATCAAGAGCCAATTATGTTTGGCATTACATCCACTTTGTTGCGCTTTGCGACGAGTATCAATATCGCTACGGCAAGAAACATTTAACTGACAGAACGCTCAGCGAAGCATTGAAGAAGATCCCAAATAATCTTGAGGGTGACAAACGCACACCATTCAAACTTGCTATGGGAAGTAACCCCGAATGTGTTTCTGATGATCCTGTTGAATCCTACAGAAGGTTTTATGAAACCAAACAAGAAAGGTTCAAAATGGTTTGGTCTAAACGACCAGTTCCGTCTTGGTTCAATTTTAAGGCCGCATAAATAAAGTATCAATGGAGATATTATGCCCATATACGATTTCGAAAACAAAGACACAGGCGAAAGGTTCGACCTGCTCCTCTCCATTTCAAAGAGAGAAAAGTTCTTAGAACTCAACCCCAACGTCAAACAGATCATTCTCACCGCCCCGACATTAGTATCGGGCACGAACCACCTTGCAAAATTAGACGACGGCTGGAAAGAAAATATGTCCCGCATCGCAGAAGCACACCCAGGATCCGCCTTTGCGGAAAAACACGGCGGACGGTCAGCGAAAGCTGCCAAAGTCCAAGAACTCGCAACCAAGCACGGCTTGCGGAAGAAAGGGCAATATAATATGGATCTTTAACCCACAACCAAGGAGACACTATGTCATCCACTTTTGCGCATGTAGACAAAAAAATATCTGAGATCGATTACTACATTGATAGAAGGCAAAAGAAAAAAGAAAGAAAGGCCAGCAATAGAAACCGACAAGAATCTGGCCTCGCACTAAGAGATATAGTACCATTAACTGACACACAACAAGATGTATTTTCAGCATACAACAGCGGCTATAATGCTGTTCTCCACGGTTGCGCCGGCACTGGTAAGACGTTTCTTTCGTCATATCTAGCTATACGCGACATCATCAATAAAGTAGACCAAAAGCAAAAACTGATAATAGTTCGCAGTGTTGTTCCAACTCGCGATATGGGGTTTCTTCCAGGATCAATAGCAGAAAAGTCGAAAGTGTACGAGGCTCCATATCAAGCAATCTTCACCGAACTATTCGGAAGGGGTGATGCTTATGAGGTTCTTAAACAAAGACACAAAGTTCAATTCACCACTACGTCATTCGTTCGAGGTCAGACATGGGATGATGCTATTATCATTGTTGATGAATTTCAGAATATGAGCTGGCAAGAACTCAACACAATCATAACACGCGTGGGTGAAAACTCTAGGATAATATTCTCAGGAGACGGTAAGCAAGATGACTTAACCAGCACGAGGTATAGCACCGAGTCTGGTGCCGCCAAGTTCGTCAAGGTTTTGAGTCAGATGGATAGTTTTGCGACTGTAGACTTTGGCCCTGACGACATTGTTCGATCAGACTTTGTTAAGGAATACATCCAAACCTGTTATAAGATGGGCATATACGGAGGGTGAAAATAAAGCTTTACATCTCAGTTGTAGTGTAGTATAATAGAATAATTGATGAGGAATCTATATTATGTTTGAACACAAGAAGATGTTGTTTGATGAGTTGGACACCGAAACTATTAGAGGGGGAAGGCACTACATTACCCCCAAAGGACCATACCCAAGCATCACCACTGTTCTTGGTGTCCTTTCAAAACAGGGAATAGCTGAGTGGAGGGCGCGTGTTGGTGAAGAAGAAGCCGACCGTATCTCCACTCAAGCTTCTCGCCGAGGAACTAATGTTCACCAAATGTGTGAGGATTATGTCAATAACGATTTAGACAAATCAAAGTTTCTCCCCAACGAGAAAGCGATGTTTCTTTCAATTAAAAAAACTCTCGACGAGAAGTTGGGGTTGGTATATGCTCAAGAATGTCCACTATACTCTGACTATCTAGGCATCGCAGGGCGAGTTGACTGTGTGGCTGAGTATGACGGTCGTCTATCTATCATAGATTATAAAACATCAGGCAAACTGAAAAGGAAGGAATGGATTGGATCATACTTTCAACAAGCATCTGCGTATTGCGTGATGTTTGAAGAAAGAACTGGCATACCTGTAGACCAGATTGTCATCGTCATTGCTGTTGAGGGCGAACGCGAAGCTCAGACATTTGTTGAAAAGCGAGACAACTATATTGGCGAGTGTATCAATACCATTAAGATGTATAAGGAAAGTCAAGATGTCGGATAAAGAATGGTCAGGATATGGAAGTTGGAGTAGCCTTGGATTTGTGACATATCCTCCGATCGCCATGAATGGGTGGGTGTTTCAGGTATCTTCTTTGCATGGCGCAGTAACTGTATTCGCTATCAACTATTTCACAGAAGAAACAGTGTGGGTTGGCTTCAAGGATATGGACGAAGCGAAGGCTTGGATTGAATGGACTTTTGAAGAATGAAAAAATATTTACTACCTCTTCTGTTGATACCCTGCGCGACTCAAGCGCAACCTTACACTGATGAAGACATAACATGGCTCGCTAAGAATGTTTATTTTGAAGCGAGAAACCAAGGGATAGCTGGGCAGCTATCAGTAGCGCACGTGACCTTGAATCGCGTCAATGACAGAAGGTTTCCCGACACATTGAAGGGTGTTGTTACTCAAGGATTGACGAGAAATTCTTGGCGCGACGGAAAGCCATACCCGATAAAACACAAATGCCAATTCTCTTGGTACTGCGACGGTAAGGCTGATACAATCACCAACTGGGAATCATTCGATAAAATAAGAAAATTAATGTTTACTTTCACGTCGAATAGTAGTATAATAGATATAACGGAAGGTGCCACTCACTACCACGCGGACTATGTATATCCCGATTGGGCTGACACTAAATTGAAAACGATCGAAATTGAAGATCACATATTTTACAGGTGGGATTAATAATGGTTGAAGTCATGACGACTGCAAAGTTCTCAAATATAATCGAGAACGTGGTGATCACGAAAAGGATACCCTATATGGACGCAGTCTGTTGGTGGTGTGAGAAGAATGACATGGAGATTGAAGTTGCAGCAAAATTGCTGAATACTGTCATTAAAGGTAAGTTGGAAGTGGAAGCACAAGACCTTAACTACCTTGTGAAGGGCGCAAGACTTCCTATTTAATTATGAGTGAGAATATGTCAGGATTCGATTGTTACAAGACCTACCTCGCAGTGAGCCAACACTTCACGCGCGAGTCGTATGATTATTTCAAATACAACGGACAAGTCCGCGCAAAAGAAACATCTTATGAAGTACGGAAGGATCGGTATTTTTTTGAGAAGGCTGCTAAAAAATTCAAGCGCGAGGAATTCGTCAAATTCCTTGTCGCCAATTACAGCCAGAACACGGGAAAGCCCCCATGGATCGGGAACCTGCTGAGTGCCCCTAATGACCTGATAATGAAGAGTTGGAAAAAGAACACCGAGTCTCTTTCATACAGGTTTAATGAAGACCTCAGTTATCTCTATGATGTCGAAGAATCGTTCGACGAGCTATTCACTATGGATAATGGATCACACCCTATCATATATCGTCACTATGCTCAGAATAAGATCTCGGTCGAAACCTTGGTATTGCTGAACGACTTGATCGGTTTCACAAGGTTGTGGAAAAAATACGACGACATCGTACTCAACTCAACGGTGTTCTTATTGAACAAATACTCGCCGTTTCTAAATCGGTTTTCTCCTATAGATAAGTCTAAGTTGAAGGCCATAGTTTTAAAAGCTTATAAATAAACATATACACCGCATAAAATGATAAAATAAAGGTTGACTTGCTCCTTAAAAGCTAGTATAATAGCTATTCAATATTATGATATATTGTGAATAAACTTAATATAACCCTATACAGAAAGGTAAATACAAATGGCATCATCATTCGCATCACTTAAAAAATCTCGCTCCAGCTCTCTCAACAAGCTCCTGTCTGAATCAACTAAACTTTCCTCCGGTGGACAAAAGTCTGGCGGCGACGATCGTCTATGGAAACCCGAAGTAGATAAAGCAGGCAACGGTTATGCTGTATTGCGATTCTTACCTGAACCAAAAGGCGAAGACTTGCCTTGGGTTCGTATGTTCGATCATGGCTTCCAAGGTACTGGCGGCTGGTACATCGAAAACTCCCTAACAACTATTAATCAGAAAGATCCTGTTTCCGAATACAACTCTATGCTTTGGAATAACGGAACTGATGCTGGCAAAGAACAAGCGCGAAAGCAAAAGCGTCGCCTGTCATACATCGCCAATGTCATGATCGTTAAAGATCCTGCGCGTCCTGAACTTGAAGGCAAGGTTATGCTCTATAAGTTTGGCAAGAAGATCTTCGACAAGCTGAATGAGTCAATGAACCCTGCGTTTGAAGATGAAGAAGCGATTAACCCGTTTGACTTCTGGGAAGGCGCTGACTTTAAATTGAAGATCCGTCAGGTTGAAGGATATCGTAACTACGATAAGTCTGAGTTTGATTCTCAGAGCGAACTGCTCGACGGCGATGACGAAGGTCTAGAGAAGATTTATGAGTCTTTGCATTCCCTACAGGAGTTTGTTGATCCCAAAAACTTTAAGACGTATGCTGAGTTGCAGACTAAGTTGAATCGTGTTCTTGGTCTTGGTGGCGTGCCTGTTACTGGTAGCGCGATGGACGATGACGGAACCGACACTATTCCGTTTGAAGCACCGGCCAAAGTCAAAGCTGCTCCGCAGGCAAAGGTTGCTGCCGCCGCTCCATCTTCCGAAGTAGATGAGGATGATTCTTTATCGTTCTTTGAGAAGCTTGCTG